GAGAAGCTTGAAAAGGCACGATGAATATAGACAAATATTCACTAGAATGTTTGAAAAACTAAAAAACGAAAAACCTGATATTATTTATATCGGCGGTGATATAGTTCACTCTAAAACTCAAGGTATTTCACCTGAGATTATTGAAAACTTAAGCTGGTGGTTTAATGAACTAGCTAGTATTGCACCGTTACATGTTATATTAGGCAATCATGATGGTTTAATTCTTAATGATGATAGGCAAGATGCAATAACGCCTATAGTATCTGCTATCAATAATAGTAATATTAAACTTTTTAAAAAAAGCGGTACATATCCTACAGGGATAAAAGGATTTAACTGGTGCGTTTTCTCTTGCTTTGACCAGAAAAATTGGCACTTAGTTAAGCCCGTACAAGATGAAATCAATATTGCTTGTTTTCATGGCGCTGTAATGAATTCAAAAACTGACACAGACTGGCAGCTTGAAGGTGAAGTTAAATTAGACTTTTTTGATGACTATGACTTTGGATTTTTAGGTGATATCCATAAAAAACAGTTTCTCGATAAAGATAAAAGAATCGCATATCCAGGCTCCCCCATACAGCAAAATTATGGTGAAGATCTTAAGAAAGGTTTTTTAATATGGGAAATTAAAAACAGACATGACTTTAAAAGTAGATTTATTTCTATTGATAATCCTCATCCTTTTGTTACTATTGACTGGAAAGATAGCTTAGAAAAAACAATTTTATTTTGTGAAAAAATTAAAAATAAGTCTCGTTTTAGAATAAGAGTAAATCAAAATATTACACAATCTGAAATTAAAATTCTTTATCACTATCTAAAAAACGATAAAAAAGCACATGAGATTGTATTGCAAAACAATACTGATAAGAACAGTAATACAATAGCAAAAGAAACATCTAGTCTTTATAATAAATTAAACATAAGGAAAAGTGAAGATCGAAGTGAAATTTTTAAATCTTACTTTAATGATATTGATAAAGATGTAATTGAAAAAGTTGATGTTTTATTTAAAGAAAATTTAGACAAGATACCGCAAAGCTTACTAGATGCTTTTGGGCAAAATTGGTCAATAAACAACATGTCTTTTGATAATACTTTTTCTTATGGTAAAAATAATTTTATTAATTTTAATAAATTAAATGGTGTTGTTGGTATTTTTGGTAACAATAGAACAGGTAAATCATCAATACCGGGGACTCTAATGTATACTTTATTTAATACTACTGATAGAGGTGCCATTAAAAACCAAGACATTGTTAATATTAGAAAAGGTAGTTGTAAATCAAAAGTCAATATTACAATAGGTACAAAAAATTACGATATCATTAGAGAAACGACAAAGAAAAACAGTAAAAATAACAAAATTTCAGCAAATACAAACTTGTCTTTAATAGAAACAAGTAAAAGTGTTGATGAAACTGAAGAGCAAAGAAGAGAAACAGAAAAAATATTAAGAAACCTTATTGGTACTTCTGATGACTTTTTATATACATCTTTCGCTTCTCAAGGTTCAATGAACACTTTTATAAATGAAAAATCTTCAGCAAGAAAAAGTGTTTTATCAAAATTTCTAAACTTAGACATTTACGAAGATCTTTATAAAAACAGTAGAGAAAACTATATTGTTCTTAAAAATAATTTAAAAAATACAAGTGAAAAAAACTGGACAATATTAAAAAATGAAATTGTTAATAATATAAACTATAAAAAAAGTAATCTTGCTAAGTCTGAAGAAGCGTTAAAAATAAATCGTGAAAAAGAAGTTGAAACAAGACTTAAAATAAAAGAAATTGAAAAAAATATAAACAACCACCCGTCAGGTCACACTTATCAATCTGCAGTTAAAGAATTAGATTATGCAGATTCGAGAAAAAACGCAACTGAAAAAGATATTTTAAGTCTAAATAACGAAGTAAAAGAGCTAAAAGAAAAATTACACAAAATTGCAGATTTTAAAAAAGATTTTCCAATTGAAATATTGAAAGAGCAAAAAGACAAACTAGATAATCTTCTTTCAGACCTTAAAGATTATAAAAACAAAAAATCGCTATTGGTTACACAAAAAAACAACAAAAGTGAAGAAATAAAAATATTAGACCAAGTGCCTTGTGGAGATAAATTTCCTACTTGTAAATTTATAAGTAAAGCGCACTCTTCAAAAAGTGATATAAATGAAATAAATTTTAATATTACAAAAATTGAATCATCAATATACGAGATTCGGTCTGTAATTAAAACTCTAGAGAAAGATTCACTTGATCAAAAAATAGACAAGTATAATGACATCCTTAATAAAGAATACAAAGCTGGCGTCGACATAGAATCGATTCAAAACAAAATAGAAATTAAAAACTCCAAATTAGAATCTTTAAGAGATAAGAAAAACAGTATCCAGATTATCTTGAAAGAACTAGAAAACTTTAATAATAGCAAACATATAGATAAGTTAAATAACGTTAAAACAGATTTAAATAAATTACAAAATTGCATATTTGATTTAGAGACACTTATTAAAAAAGAAAACAGAGGAATATTTTTCTTAGAAAATGACTATAAAAATTTAGAATTAGAAGAACAACAGTATGATAAGATTATTGAAGAGTGGAAAATATATGATTTGTACTCTCAAGCTGTTTCTAAAAAAGGAATTCCTACAATGCTAATCGGATCTTATTTACCTAAGATAAATGAAGAAATAGAAAGTATTCTAAGTGGTGTAACTTCTTTTAAAGTTAAGATTCTAGACGATGAAAATAATAGCAACTTAAATGTTTATATTGATTACGGCGATTCAATTAGAATTATAGAGTGTGCAAGCGGTATGGAAAAAATGATGGCTTCTATCGCAATAAGAGTTGCATTGACAAATATATCAACATTACCTAAGTCTGACATGTTTATTATTGATGAAGGTTTTGGAGCTTTAGATGCTTCTAATATTGAATCATGCGCAAAATTATTAAAAAGTTTAAAGAAATATTTTAAAACTATTCTTATAATATCACATATCGATGCTATAAAAGATGTTGTTGATAAAAACTTAGAAGTTAATATTAAAGGAAATGATTCATATGTTGAGTTTAGATAATGCAAAATGGGACAAGATAGACAAAGACACAGAAGTAGCAGAAATAGGTAAATATAAATTTATAAGACCTGTTGATAGTAAAACTCTACCTTTAGACTGCCCGTCTTGTAAAAAATTATTAAATAATGTTGATGACATTGAATCAGTAAGAAGTAACGATGTATGTGAGAATTGTTTTTTAATACACTATTATCAGAATAAAGAAAAATGGAAAAATGGCTGGCGGCCTTATAAATAACTTAAATAAAAAATTGTAATATATATTTAATATATACTAAATAATAAGGAATTAAATTATGGAATATGATTTTGTTATGTCAATAGGTAATAGCATTGACTGTGTGTATAATAACTTAACAGAAGATGGTTCTAGAAAAACTGTTGCTAAGCTTGAAAATGAAAGCACAATGTCAATTAGTTTTAGAACAATACTAAATGCTGCTAGAGAATCTGATCTACATGCTCAATTAAGTTTATTGGAAAAAGAAAAAAATGAGGTCATTTCTTCTAGGCTGAAACTTATTAAAAAGGAGTTTAAAGAATGTTCGGGAAGAGATCTTAAAACTAAAAAGCTAGATAGTAAAGATAATTTAGAAACTTTAACAGTAAGCCCTTACAGCCCACATAGAAAATTAAAATATACTTGTACTTGTTTTTTCGAGGTTAAATAAACAATGGCTTCATTAAAGTCTAAACAAAGTCAGATTGCTGAAATTGTAAAATGTGGTAAAGATCCTGTACACTTTATGAACAAGCATTTAAAAATCCAGCACCCTTTGAGAGGTCTAATTCCTTTTAAAACATACCCGTTTCAAGATGATTGCGTTACAGAGTTTAATGATCATAGATTTAATATTGTCTTAAAATCAAGGCAGTTAGGTTTATCTACGTTAGTTGCTGCATATGCTGTCTGGCAGGCAGTTTTCTATAAAGATAAAAATATTTTAATTATTGCTACAAAATTAGCGGTTGCACAAAATTTTATAAGAAAAGTTAAGACCTATTTAAAATCAATGCCAAAGTGGTTGTTAGTACCAGTAATTACAGCTAACAATAAACAGCAAGTTGAATTTTCAAATGGCTCACAAATAAAAGCTGTACCAACTTCCGAAGATGCAGGACGCTCAGAAGCACTTTCACTCTTAATTGTAGATGAGGCTGCTTTTGTGAGAAACTTTGACGAATTATGGATGGGTTTATATCCTACACTATCAACAGGTGGTCGTGCTATTCTTTTATCGACACCCAATGGTGTTGGTGGTCAGTATCATGAAATTTATACAAAAGCTGATAGAAAAGAAAACGAGTTTAATCCTATTAAACTTATGTGGGATGTTCATCCTGAAAGAAGTGATGAATGGTTCAATAAAGAAACAAAAAATATGTCTCAAAAGCAGGTTGCACAAGAACTTTTGTGTGACTTTGCTTCTTCTGGTGATACTTTTTTAACCAATGATATTTTAGAAAATATTAGAATCACAACTAGAAATCCAATTGAAAAAAGCGGACCTGAAAATAATGTTTGGTACTGGGAATATCCGCTAGAAGGCGTAAACTACATACTTTCAGCTGACATTGCTAGAGGCGATAGCGGTGATTACTCAACTTTCCACATTATCAATACACATAATATGTCTGTTTCTGTAGAATATAAAGGAAAAATACCACCAGATCAATTTGCAATTCTTGTTTATGATGTTGCAAAAAGATTTAATAATGCAATGGTATGTCCAGAAAACAATGCTTATGGATATACAATGTTAATTAAGTTAGGCGACTTAGCTTATAAAAATCTATATTTTTCTTCCGAAAAAGAAAAGTATAAATATCTTTATGGCGAAGGGCAAAATCTAGGAAAGGCAGGCTTTACAACTAGTAAAGAAAGTAGAGACAAGATTCTTGCAAACTTTGAAGAAACATTAAGAAATGGTAGAATAAAAACTTATTCAAATAGATTATACTCAGAATTAAAAACATTTATTTGGAATGGTAAAAAAATAACCGCTATGAAAGGCTATAATGACGATTTAATAATGTCATTAGCAATAGGGAGCTGGTTAGCAGACAGTAACTCAAGTACATACAATGTTACCCAAATACAACAAGCTGATGCAATGCTTAAAGGTATGGAATTAAATAAAACAAATATTAATAAAACTTCATTGTCTCCTTTCTATAATAGTTCAGAGAAAACAGTTAACCCGTTTTTACCTGTTTATATGCCAGATAGATCTTTTTCTGAAAATAAACAAATGAGTAAAAAACATCCTTTAGGCGACCTAAGCTGGTTAATAGGAAAATAAAAAATGGCAAAGAAAAACGAAAATTTATTTCAAAAACTAACGCAACTATTCAGGTCCGGACCTGTTGTTAAAAGAAAGATAAGACATCTTAATAATACTACATATTCTAAGTCTTCTTTAGAAGTTTTTAAGAAAAATCACAGTGATGTATATAATAGTACGTTAAGTGCATATGGATCTTATGATAGAATGGCAAGATACTCAGACTTTTCAGAAATGGAAGCAACGCCTGAAATATCATCTGCGTTAGACATTTACTCAGAAGAATGCGTATCACCTGATGCAAGTGGCACTGTGTTACACATACACTCAGAAAATCAAATGATTAAAAAATTATTGTCTGAATTATTTTATGATACACTTAATATTGACTTTAATTTAGTAATGTGGGTTAGAAATCTTTGTAAATACGGAGATTTTTTCCTGTTTAATGATATTCATCCTGAGTATGGTATCGTCAATGTCTTTCCTATACCTATCGCTGAAATGGAAAGAGAAGAAGGATTTGATCCACAAGACCCGGGAGCTGTAAGGTTTAGATGGGTTACACAAGGTAATAAAGTTTTAGAAAACTGGCAAATATCACATTTTCGAATGTTAGGTAATGATGCGTTTTTACCTTATGGTTCTTCTGTTTTAGAAGGTGCAAGAAGAGTTTGGCGCCAATTAATTCTTATTGAAGATGCTATGCTTGTTTATCGCGTTATTCGTTCGCCTGAAAGACGTGTTTTTTATATTGATGTTGGTAATATACCACCTGAAAACATTGCTGACTATTTGGAACAAGCGCAGACTTCGCTCAAAAGAAACGCTGTTATTGACAAGTCAACAGGGCAAGTAGATTTGCGATATAATCCACTTTCAGTTGATGAAGACTATTTCTTGCCTGTTCGTGGTGGAGACACCGGTACAAGAATTGATACGCTTGCAGGAGGCTCTAATACAACAGCAATTGAAGATGTTGAATATATACAAAAGAAATTATTTGCTGCTCTAAAGATTCCTAAGGCTTATTTGGGCTATGACGAAGACATTGGAGCAAAAGCAACTTTAGCGCAAGAAGACATTAGGTTTAGTAGAACTATACAAAGAATTCAAAAGACTATAATATCTGAGCTTAATAAAATAGCTATGATTCACTTGTATTCACACGGTTATACAGATGAAAGCCTGATGCAATTTAATTTGCAACTAAGTAATCCATCAAGTATTGCTCAGCAGCAAAAACTAGAGCTAATAAGAACACGATTTGAAATATCTGGTCAAGCCCCGGAAGGCATGGTTGATAAAGAGTGGATTCGCAAAAATATTTTAGAGCTTAATGATGATGAAATAGAAAGAATTGAAAAAGGTCGAGTTCTAGACAAACTTACAGAGATGAAGCTTGAAGGAGTGCAGTTACCACAATCAGACGATTTATCGTTTGGTGATGAAGGAGACCAATCATCGCCTGAAGATGATGCTATTGGAAATGATTCAGACATAGGAGGATTATTTGGTGGAGGAGATGATGCTGGAGGAGGTGGTGATGACTCCGGTGGAGGAGATGCTGGTGGGTTATTCGCTGGTGAAATTAAAAAAGGTCGATTAATGTCTGAAGAAGAATTAGATGAGTATGACGAATTAATTGATGGTTTAGATGAAGACGATTCTCCTAAAAATATCTGGGGAGAACCTTTACCAATAAGCGCTAGTTCTAATGTAAAAAAGACTAATAAAGGGAAAGAATATACCCATGACAAAAAAATATGGGCACACGGTGGAGCGTTAACACAGGATAAGGTCTATATGGGAAAAGATTTAAATTCAAGTTTAATGGATGGCATCATGCCACAGAGTCCTGTTGTAAGTAAACATATCGATAAGCAATTATCTTATAGAATGTCAAAAGACTTGGAGTCAATGGGAAGTAGCTTAAATATAGGCACTAGTAGCAATAAATTATTAAAAGAAAATAATGAGCAAGAATACGATATACTTATAGATGATAATTTTTTAAACAAAGAGGATGAAGGTTAATGGCAAAATCTCATAATAAAAAAAGAAATGTAGGAATTATATATGAGCAAATTATGAGTTTCATATGCGAAAGATTAATGGAAGATAGTCAAATCGAAGCGCAAAAAGCCATAAATATAGTCAAAGAAAACTTTAATAAAAATTCTCAACTTTATAAAGAATTTAAACTATTTAAGGCACTTTCTGAAACTCATAATATAACAGATAATTTAGCAAACCTAATCATATCAGAAGCTAAGTCCGCTTGTAATAATATGTTTGATAGTAAAAAGCTTGAAAAAGAGAAATCAAAACTAATTAAAGATTTAAATTACACACTTGGCAAAGGTGTTATTTTTGAACAAAATGTTGGCAACTATAAAATATACGCAACAATTCAAACGCTTTTAAATGAATGGCGCAATAATGATAATAACTTTGACAAAATTACAGAATATGAAATAGTATTGCACGAAAGTTTAACTAAAAAACAAAGTAAAATTACTGAAGACGTAGTACAACCTAACAAGTTAACTAGAAAGTTAATGAAAGAAATATTTGATAAAAAATATAACAACATACTATCAGAGACACAAAAGAGATTAATTAACTTATATACTAACGAAAAAGATGAAGTAGTAACAGAGGCATTTTTAAGCATAAAAAATAACTGCCTTGAGCTTTTTGAAAATTATATGAAAAATTGTGATAATAGAATTTTAAATGATAAATATAGTGATATAAAAGAAAATCTTAGTAACTTAAATGAAAATGATATTTCTAAGGAAAACTTAAACAAGTTTTTGGTAACTTCGAAGCTTTCCGAAGAAATAATTGGAGAATAAAATGTCAGCGCAAAGATTAATAACAGAATGGGTTAACTTTGAATACGACCCTAAACTCATAAAAGAACAGATAGAAGCAGGCGAGCCTTTAATGATGAAAGGTATTCTTCAAAAAGCTGAAACACTAAATCAAAATGGTCGTATTTATCCAAAAGCAATTCTTGAAAGAGAAATAAGAAATTATCAAAAATTTATAAAAGAAAATCGTGCGCTTGGTGAACTCGATCACCCAGACTCTTCTGTTGTTGAACTAAAAAATGCATCACATACAGTTAGAGAAGCTTATATGGATGGTGATATAGTTTACGGAACAGTAGAGATATTAAATACGCCAAGTGGAAAAATTTTGCAATCATTAGTTGAGAGTGGAATTACTTTAGGTATTTCTTCACGTGGTGTAGGTAGCACAAAGTCTAAGGGCGATATGCAAATTGTACAAGACGATTTTCAACTTATCTGTTGGGATTTTGTAAGTGAACCTTCAACTCCTGGTGCATTTATGATGAAAGAAGGCAAGGAAGTTTCTTCTCAATTTATAAATGAAGTATTTAACAAAACAGATAGAATAGATAGAATATTTAACGACATAATGGAGTGGAAATAATGAGTTTTGACTGGAATACACAATCAAATCATAACAACGTAGCAAACTATCAACTTAGTGGACTTCCTTTTACAACACAAGTAGCAGGAGGATCTCCAGTAGAACTTCCAAGAGTTTCGAGATGGGTTGTACTAAGAGCTGTCGGTGGTCCAATTACTGTATTTTTTAAATCTGGCAATGAAGCTAATGGATTTACTATTGCAAGTGGCGAAACTACGCCACGTCTTGAGTTAAGATGTGCTAAAATATATACTAATGGCGACGGCGCCCATAAATTACATGTGATTGCAGGACTAACTACTTGTAGCGTAAAAACTTTTATTTCTGATACCAACTTTAATTATCCAGATCCGTAAGAAAGATTAATTAATATGGCAAAAGTAAGTAGAAGTATGCTTAAAAGCATTGTAAAAGAGTGTTTAGTAGAATTACTAGCTGAAGGACTTAGCGGAGGTGATACATCTTCATTAAATGAAAGTCTTTCAATAACAAATTCTACAAGTAATTTTAAACAAGCTGCAATGCCTACACAAATCTCTAAAAAAGTAGTAAATGAAAGATTTGAAGACAATACAAATAAAGTAATATCTCAAGCAACAGATGACCCAATAATGGCGTCAATTCTTCAAGACACAGCAAAAACAACCTTGCAAGAACAAAACAGCTCTGATAGACCAAACCAATTTACAGCAAAACCATCTGATGCATATAGTCAAATCGCTAGTGAATCTGATCCTATGGAGATGTTCAAAGGAGTTTCAAATAATTGGGCTGCATTAGCATTTTCTGATAAATAAAAAGAAAGTTTTTAAAAAACAATGTTTTTAGACATATTTAAAAATATATTAATTAAACAAGAAACACTTAATGGAGTTTATTTATGTCTGGAAATAGAGAAAGAATTGTTAAAATTACACCTTCAACGATTAGAAGAATTGTAAAAGAAGAACGAGCTCGTCTTAATGAGACTTTAGAGCTTAAGATGAAGCACCCGTCAGATGTCGCTAAAAAAGTAAGAGAAGTAGACGCAACTTCTTATGCTGATACTCTTTCTAAGTGTATGAACTATTATCAAGCATGCAAGATCAAAGAATCTAAAATGATTGAAGAATTAAAAAAGCTTCAAGAGATTAGAAGAGAGCTTAAGCTCCACATACTTAAAGGTATATAATAAAAATAAAAGGAGTATCTAATGGCAGGATATAGAAAAGCAGACGGTTTGTTTACAAATGCAACTACTAAAAACGACCAGATAGATCGACAAAGAGCTGCATACAAAGATAGAAATCAATCTGAAATGGGTATTGGCTCAGATACTTCACACATATTTTCTGGTTTTGATGCTGACGATATTCTAAACACGTCAGTACAAGAATTTAACACGTTAGACGTCATTTCAAATGTTGCAAATGGTAATCCAGACTTTGAGGGAATTGTTTCTATGAACAGTGCCGGTGCTACGCCTAATATGTACGATGATCTATCAAACGCAAAAGACAAACCAAACAAAAAAGGACCGAACCTTGTTATTCCAGACCTAGATCAACTGATCCAAGGATCTGTTTCAGAAGCAAGTGATCAAGTCTCAACAAGATTTGTAAATAAAGGTTTCGGCTGGCGTGATGATAGAAACGAACCAGGAACACCAACTGCTACTATAGGTCAATACTTTAGTAAGCACTATAATAGCACTGGAGAATCAGACTCAAAACCTGTTTTAGGTGAAGCTAAAGACTTGGGCGAAGATCCAATAGATTATAAGCAGCCTTAAAAATAAAAATGAGCTATTTCAGTGGTACAGTAAATGCGATGCCAAAAGGCGGTTCTTCAGTTGGAGATACAAATCCTGGCGGTGGCGTTGGTATTATAAAAAAACATCAAGCGAGTGGTTTAGGGTCAAATTGGAACATGGGTGACGCTTTGTCTTCGCCTAAAGGTGAATGGGATAATTTATTAGACCTAGAAGAAGATTTTGATGATCTTGATGACGAAATCGAAAGCTTAGCTTTTCTTTCATTTAATAGACTACCAACAGATAGCTTAGCCCATAAGGGCGCTGGTATTGGTTATTTAGGCGGTATTGGCTCAGATATGTCTGCAGTTATTGGCATGTCTGCAGGATATCAGCCAAAAGGTAGACTAGTTGCAGAGAATCAATTAAAAGAGTATATAAAAGAAGCATTAATGGCTGAAGCATCTGTAAGTTCGATTTCATCTAGCGGAAGAATTGCAGTTTTAGCAAGTAATCAAGGTGAAAATTTAGGAAGCGAAGATGACGATGCATATGGTGAACCTTTAGCTTCTACAAACACAGCAGATGCTGCACCTAAAGGTCATTTGCCAACAAGTAGAAGTGCCGTAAATTATAAAGGTTATTATCAAAGCCATAATGCAACTACAGATGGCGCCGAAACTCTGCATAATCCTTTGATAGGTATAAACTACCAAGAAGATGCTGATGCTTTTGAGAACGGCAAGACCACGGGCGAAATCTCCCAAAGATATGATGACGAAAGAAATGATTATTTAAATACGAGAAAACATATTTAGTAATCTTGTGTATAATTAGTAGTATTAATAAAGTATGAGAGTACATAATGAGTAACAATTTATATTTAGAGGCAATCGAAGCTGCAGAAGAAATTAAGTTAGCTGCTGAAGAAAGAGTAAAACAAAGACTTATTGAGTCTATGACACCTCAAATTAAATCTTTGGTCGAGAAAAAGCTTTTTGAAGATCAAACAGTTGAAGAGGAAGAAAAACTCTTAAAAGGTGAAAAAGAATCTTCAGAAATGGCAGATAAGAGTGATTGCAGTACAGAAGATATTGAAGAAATAGATGAAAGTACAATTACAAACATATTAACGAAAAATGCAAAATTTACGGAAGCTTATTTAAAAATAAACAATATCAAAGAAGGTATTGAGAAACTTAAAGAAGCTAAAACGCTTATTGAAAGTAATGGAAATAAAGTTAGTAATAACAAAAAATACGTACAGCTATATCAACTTTTATTAAAGGAAATTAAAAATTTAAGAAGTAATAGCATAATTAAAAATAATGATGACTTATTGAAAGAGTTTTATAATATAAATAAGGAGATATACAATATGTCTAAAAGACGATCATATAACGAGCTGGATCACCTACTAGAGATGAATCTTTTTGAAGAAGACGAAGTAGAAGATGTAGAAGACGAAGAAGGCGAAGAAGGCGAAGAAGTTGACATGCCTGAAGATATGCCTGAAGATATGCCTGAAGATATGCCTGAAGATATGTCTGGTAAAGATGCAGATGAACTCGAGCAAGCTTTAAGAGATATTGTAACTCGTGCTGAAGAAGCTCTAGAAGATTCTCCTAGCGATGATAGCGATGATAGCGACGAAGACGAAGATCTAGATCTTATGGACGGTCTTTTCGAAGTTGATGAAATGATGGAAGACGATCAACTTGAAATGATTGATGCTTCAGTGGATGAAGTGGAAGAGCAAGAGAACTGCGGTCCTGATGAAGTTTATGAGTCCCGTCGTCGTGATCGCGTTTTAGAAATTGATGAAAATATGCTTAGAAGAGAGATTGGTAGAATGAAGTCTATTCGTGAAGGTGAAGCCCGTGATATGGCGCATCACTTCGGAGGCGGTTCATTAGAAGGTGAAGCTTTTGTTGACGGTGTAGAACTCAACAAGCTTCATGAGATTAAAATTAAAGCTGCAAAAGTTATACGCAGAAATCGTATGCTAGAAAGCAAGCTTTCTCAGTACAACAAGGCGCTTCGAGGAATGAAGGGTCAACTTTCTGAAATGAATCTATTCAACGCAAAGCTACTTTATGCTAACAAGCTCATGCAAAATCGTGACTTGTCAATCAAGCAACAACGCCACATTGTTGAGTCATTAGATGAAGCAAAGACTATGGGTGAGGCTAAGATCTTATTTGAGAGCCTTTCTAAGTCACTTGTAAGCAGTCGTCCCGCCAAGCGCGGTGGAAACCTTGCAGAAGGCGCTATTAGACGAAGACCTGGTTCTGCTTCAGCACCAGTTAAGAGTGCACAGCCACTCAAAGAGTCAGTAGCACTTGATCGTTGGGCAACACTTGCTGGCATTAAGAAATAAGAATTAACCCGTTTTAAAAGAAATAAATAAGGATATAAACATATGAGTTTTACACTTAACAAATTAACAGAAGGTATTAGAGACCGCCACGTAGGCCAGCAAAATAAGCGCCTCGTAGAGAAATGGTCTCGCACTGGTCTTCTTCGTGGTATGGAAGAAGTAAATCGTGAGAACATGGCTACTCTTCTTGAGAACCAAGCTGCACAAGTTCTTCGCGAAGCAAACACAATGAGTCAAGGTGATGTTGGTGGTTTCACAAACATTGCATTCCCAATCGTTCGCCGTGTATTCGGTGGTCTTATTGCAAACGAACTAGTTTCGATTCAGCCAATGAGTCTTCCAAGTGGTCTTCTATTCTACCTCGATTATACATACGGTAGTGCTGCAGGAGGTATTGATTCTGGTGATTCAATTTATGGGGGACCGGCTGGCAAGGCTATTCAAAATGGCGCTGACGCTATCGGCGGTCAATATGATCTTGTAGGTAGCGGATTCTCTCGCGTGCATAGTGATGCGACTGCTGCTTTTACACACCAAGTCGTTGATGCTGCCGGTAACACAGATGGAGCTGTCGCAGTTAGAGTTATTGGTGCACCTGCAGAGTCAGGAGCTTTTGATACAACAGCAACACGTCTTCTTGATACATCTAATGCTGAACACTTGCGACTAATTGATTATGATTCACAAGTTATTCAAGATATAACTGAAAATAGCGCAAAATATGCACTTGTAGGTTTAGCACTTGACGATACAAAATTTGCAGGTATTGATTTAGATCGCCCACAAGAGATTTCAATTTCAGCTCATTCAGCTAGCAAAGTCCAAGCGCTTCCGGCAACAATGCAAGAAGGATCATCTCTTAACTTAAGAAGAGTTACAAAACTTGGTATTGTAGATGCTGACGGTAGATTTGTTGCTAAGTCTCACGTTGCTCTTGATGAGAAGTCTCCACTAGCAATTGCTGCAGGAGTAGATGCATCTAAACAAGATGCAGTAGGTGTTGCTTTATGTCTTGTTAAAGTTTCAGGTGCTCTTGCTGGTGCCGAAACATTTACAGTTAGTTTCGTTAAAGCTGACACAGTTACTTTTGAAGATGGTGAAGTTACTAAAGGTAATCCTTCATTTGAGAGTAACATGGCAGAATCAAGCTCAACAGATTCAGCAATTAGCCCAACAATCCCAGAGATTGACATTAAGATTGAGTCAATCCCTGTAACTGCACAAACACGTAAGTTAAGAGCACGTTGGAGTCCTGAGCTTGCTCAAGACCTTAATGCTTACCACTCAATGGACGCTGAGGTTGAGCTTACTCAGATTCTTTCTGAGCAAATCGCTCTAGAGATTGACCGTGAGATCCTTGGTGATCTTCTTAACGGCGCAAAGGGTGCTAACTTCTTCTGGAGTCGTTCACCTGGTAAATTTGTTAACAAGCGTACTGGTGCAGAGGTTGCTCGTACATCAACACTTAACCCTGGACCAGCTTTCACTGGTACAGTTCGTGAG